GCAAGAATAGATGAAGAAATATCTATTAAGTTACAAGATCAAAGAATTAGAGATAATCAACAGCTTCAAGGAATAAGAGAGCAAAGAAAAGAACTTGTAAAAGATTTACAAAAAGATACAGATAAAGTTCCAGAGTTAATTCAACAGAATAATAAACTATTACAAAGCATTGAAAACACTGCAAAATTTATTAATAAAGTAAAAGAAGCTGCAAAACAATTTGGTGAGCCATTACAAAGAATAAAGAAAGATTTAGAAGCACAAGCAAAAGGTGAAAGAGCAACTATTGGACTTACTAAAAAACAAGTAGATTTATTAAATAGAATTAAAGAAAAAGAAGCACAAAACTTTTTTACACCTAGACAAAAAGCATCTGTAAACAAAGCCTTAAGATCTATAGATGAAATACAAGCTAAGATAAATAATAATATAAGGTTACTTGAAACTAAAAGAGAAGGTAATGAAAGGTTTTTAGGTACTACTGGTAGAAAAAGAATACAAGATGAAATAGCAAAGTTAGATGACATTATTAGATTTAATAATGGAGTAGAGTCATTAAGAAATGATCGAAGGTTTATTAATAGAAGATATGAAAAAATAAGAGCAGAACTTAATAGAAGAGAGGTTAATGAGTTTGCAACCTTTGATGCAGAAGGTAAAAGAATAGATCCATTTAAATTACCACCTAATTTATATACTGATAATCCTATTTATAAAATGTTAGTGACACCTTTTAAAAAGGCAATGCAAAGTGACATCTTACCTGAACTATCTAAAAGTAAATTTTACAAGTTAGGTGCTGATTTAGGTATGCAACTTATGGGTCATAAGATGGGTAAATCTTTAGGTCAATCGGTGCATACTAAAGCGGCTATAAGACAAGGCGAGTATGTTAAAGCACATGACCAGTTAAGACAGTTATATGCTGAACATACTGGTAAAAATAATAATTATATAGATGTTGATTTTAATAAAAAAGGTTATCACGAGTGGTTATCTAGTACATATACACGCATATTAAAAGATGAAAGGCTTTCATCATTAGATAAAAAAATAAAAACTATTGTAGATGACTTTATGGAAAGATGGGAAAAAAGATTAAGAGATGTAGGTATTATAGGTGATATACCTAATCTTGAAAGATCTATTATAAAGAAATCAGAAAGACTTATAATAGCTACAAATAATTTAAAAGATGTAGTAAGACGAGGTGCAAACCAAGATGAAATGACTGCCGCTGATGCACTAGCAAATGATGCTAGAAGTATCTTAGAAGGTAGAAGAAAACAAGAAACTTATATTCCTACTAGAAGATTATCACCACAACAATTTGTAGATAGATTTTTTGATGATGGAAGAGTAGGTAGATTTGTAAACGATCAGCAAAGAGCAGATGAACTATACTCACGATTGTTTCCTGAAGAAGGTAGAGAGTTTGATAATGTACAAGGTGTACATATTTATACAGATCCTACTGGTACAGTATTATTAAATGAAAGAAACATGAGAAGAGCATTTAAAAGATATAGTGATTTTAAAAATGATGATGCAGGTTTCACAGCATACATGAATGAAGATGTTGCCAAAAGTATTAAGATAGTAAAAAGAGGTGAAGGTGGTTTTGTTATAGAGTCAAAAATAGTACCTATGAAAGTAAAAGATACAATATCAGGTAAGCATCAAGCATTTTTACATAAACATAGAGATTATATAAATAACTATGATGATTTTTATGATTTTGTTGTGTATCACGAATTTTCTCATGGAAAGTTTCGCAGAAAATCAGGAGAGTCAACAGCAGATTTAGAATTAAGAATTAATCAAGAAGCATTAAAAAGACTAATTCAAGAAAAACAAACTTTTGATCCTGCTACACAAGGTATGGTGCTTAATAAGAAAAATATTGAAACTGATTTAAGAATATTAAGCAAATTGTCTGGGCAACGTAATTTATCATCAAGACAAGTTGCATATAGAGATAGATTAATTAATGAAATTAAAGATACTAACAATGAACTAATTACACTTAGAAAAAGTTTACAAGATGCAAAGCAGTTTAAAGCTACACCTGAAAATATGGAAAAGTTTTTTCCAAGATATTTTGATAAAACTAAAATCAAACAAAATAGAACTACATTTGAGGCAATATTAAAAGATTGGTACACAAACAATCCTACTATTCTTGTAAAGAATAAAGATGGCACAATAGAAAGAGTGCCACCTCAAACAACAGATGAAGTTATGAGAGCCACTGATCCTGCTAATATTGAGAAAAGAGTAAATCAAACTATCGATAATATTTTAGGACAAGGCAGAGATGTTACAGATGACATGATGGCATTTTATGGGCATGGTAAATCAAAGCATTTAAGACATAGAAATCTAGATATTCCTAATAAACTAGTAGCTGACTTTATAATTACAAATCCAGTACAAGTTATGAGAGTATATACACAAAGAGTTGCACCTAAATATGAGTTTGCAAAAGCATATAATGGTAGAACTGTAGATGAAGTTATAAATGATATGAGTGCTGATAACTTTAAGGCAGGTATGTCTGAAAGACAAGTCAATGAATTTAATAGAGATTTCTTACATTTATATGATCGAGTAGTAGGTAATGTAATTAAGAACCCTGATAGGTTAGATCAAAAAGCAGTAATAGTATTAAGAGATTTAGCACAGCTTAATTATCTAGGATCATCAGGATTTAGTACATTACCTGATTTAGCAAAGATACTTATGGAGCATGACATTGGTAATGTAATGAAGGGTCTTAATGGTTTGCTTAAAGACTCAAGAGTAAGGCTTACAACTAAAGAAGGTAGACTTGCAGGTGAGATATTAGAGATTTTACAAGGTGATGTGCATATGAGATTTGTTGAAGATCTTACAAATAATCCATTAGCTGAAGGCTACCAGTTACAAATGAGTAAGATAAGAAATGTTTTTTATTTACTTAATGGTTTAGCACCAATGACTAATCTTATGAAGAAACTAGATGCTACAATTAGACAACATGAACTTATAGATTTTTCTATAAGAGATGCGAAAGGTACTGCAACAAAAGATCAGATTGTTTATCTTAGAAGATATGGCATAGATGCTAGTAAATCTAAAACTATTAATAGATTGTATGATGATAAAGTTATACAGAATACAAAAGACATAGGTGGCAATGGTGTATATCTAGCTAATACTGAAAAATGGCTTGAAAATGGTGCTAGTGATGAAACACTAGAGGCATTTAGAGGTGCATTGAATAATGGTATTATGAATACAATATTAATGGCTACCCCTGCTGATAAGCCAATAGTAGCAGATGGTGTAGTTTACATACCAAAATGGATAGGTGAAAAGTTTGGTATGAAAGAAGATGCAAGATTTAAAGGATACACAAGAATAGAAACTGGTTTAGCAGGATTGCCATTTCAGTTTTGGTCATATAGTTTTGCGGCGGCTAATAAAATTACAGCGGCTATGGCAACTGGACAAGCAAAGAATAGAGCGGCGGCTGTTACTACAGCGACTGCTCTTGGTTGGTTATCATTGCAAATTAAATCAGAGTTTAACACCAAAGGTGGTGAAGCTATGTGGGATAATATGGCTTGGGAAGATCAGTTTGCTAGAGCAATAGATGCCTCTGGAATCTTGGCTATGTATAGTGATTTATTATATACATCAATGAACACAAGTATGGCACTTGGTGGACCTGATATATCTATGGGATTGTTACAGCCTAAGTTTCCACAAGAAAAAAATATTACTGATGCAGTAACATCAATAGGTGGTGCAGGACCAAGTATAGCAGTAGAATTGTACAGAGGAATGGAGCAATTTGTTACTGGTGAGTATGGTGCAGGATCTAAGCAAATTATAAAAAATTTGCCATACATGAGATTGTGGTTTATAAAAGATATGGTGAACGAGCTTGGAAATACATTAGTTGATATTGATGATGATGGTTTAGAAAAAACTTTAAGGGCAAGATATTAATGACTATAGCTTTGAGTGCAAATACACCACGAGTGAGTTACACAGTAAGTCAGGGAGCAACTCAAACCTCATTTGCTGTACCATTTGTGTTTTTTACTGGATCAACAGATTTAAATGTATTTGTTGATGGTACTGAACGTACTTTTGATGCAAGTACAAGTAATACCTCATTGTATACTGTGAGTGGTGGCAATGGTTCTACTGGAACTGTAACAACTTCTGTCACTGGTGCTACTGGTGGCAGTACTGTTGTCATCACTCGTGATATACCTTTAACAAGAACAACAGATTTTCCTAGTTCAGGTGCTTTTGAAATATCAAAGTTAAATACAGAGTTAGATACTTTAATTACAATGATATCTGACCAACAAGATGAAAACTCAAGAGCAGTAAGATTACTAGATAATGATTCAACAGCTACTTTAACATTGCCTCTCAAGGCTGATAGAGCAGGTAAAATACTAGGATTTAATTCATCATCAGGAAATGCTGAAGCTGTAAATCATATTACTACAGCGGCAGTTACAGTATCTACTTTAGGTGTTGGTGCATCTGCTACTGCCTCTGTGACACAATCAGGTAACACAGCAACTTTTGCATTGGGTATACCTACTGGTCCTCAAGGTGCTACTGGAGCAACTGGAGCAACTGGAGCTACTGGTGCTACTGGATCACAAGGTCCAACTGGACCACAAGGTCCAACTGGACCACAAGGTGCTACTGGTGCGGCAGGTGCAGATGGTGCAGATGGTGGTGATCTTTCAACAGATAGCTCACCTCAACTTGGTGGTGATTTAGATGTAGTTACCCATTCAATAGTATCAACAAGTAATCGTAATATTGCATTAACACCAAATGGTAGTGGTGTTGTCAGAATAGACGGATCAACTGGTGTTGATATATCTCAGGGTGCAATATCAATCAAGAATGGTGGTTCGCAGTCATATATACGTTTATATTGTGAAGCAAGTAATGCACATTATGTTCAATTACAAGCACCTGCTCATGCTGATTTTAGTGGCAACATAACTGTAACTTTACCAAATACAACTGGTACTGTTGCTCTTACAACAGATATAGCAGATGAAGCCACTGCATTGGCAATAGCACTAGGATAGGAGAATAAAATGCCAAATACATTTAGGGTAGTATCACATGATGTTATGCCTGCAAGTGCAGGAACACCTGAAGATTTATACACTACACCCAGTAGCACGACAACTGTTGTGCTAGGAATGGTTATAGCAAATGTTCATACAAGTCAGGTAACAGCAGATGTTAAGTTAGTATCTACTACAAGTGGTGGTGGTAGATCAGCTACAAACACAACAACATTTTTACTAAAAGATGCACCTATCCCAGTAGGATCATCATTAGAAATATTAGCAGGAAACAAAGTTGTTTTAGAAACTACAGATAAATTACAAGTAGATTGTTCTGTAGCAGACAAGGTATCGATTACATTATCTATCATGGAGATTACATAATGGGTTATCTTGGCAATCAAATAACAACAGTATTTCCTACGTCTATTAGTGTTGATAGTGCAACTATAAGTAGTAATGCTAGTGTAGGTGGTAATCTATCAGTTACTGGTACTGGTATTGATATGGTTCTTTTGCATACTTCAACAGTTACAAGTAATGTTGGTGAAGTACAAATAGATGGTCATTTTACATCAGCATTTAAGAACTATAAAATTATTGGAAGTAATATACATTGTAGCTCTGATAATGTGCATTTAAATTTAAAATTTATGATTGGTGGCTCTCTTGCAACTGGAAGTGTCCATAGGTCAAGTTTTATATCTGTACTTAGTGGAAATGATACAATATTTCATACTAGAGAACAAACAGATACTGAATTTGCTGGAGCTTTGGGTCGTAAATATGGAGGAGCAGTTGGAGAAAATGGTAATTTTGAGTTAATTCTTTATGACCCTTTAGCAACAAACAATTTTAAACACTTTCATTCAAATGCTCAAACATCTGATAATGCTACAGAAACTAGAGTAATAACTTTTTGGGGATTTTACAATAGTGGTCAATCTGCATTAAGTGGTGTTGAGATAGTCTTTTCAAGTGGTAATATTTCAAGTGGTGTTTTTAAATTATATGGATTGAGATAATGACAAGATATAAAATGATAAATGGCGAAAGAATTGCCTACACTTCTAAAGAAGAAAAAGCTAGAGATGCAAGAGAAAAGGCTTGGACAGATGGACAAGCTGATAGAGATTTAGCCGATTTAAGAGAGCAAAGAAATAACTTACTAGTTGAAACAGATTGGTGGGCATCATCAGATTTAACAATGACAGATGCACAAAAAAAGTATCGTCAAGATTTACGAGATATTACTAAAACATATCAAAGTTTATCAGACAAAGATTTTAAGTTTCCTGAGAAACCAACGGAGTAAACAATGCCCTATATTGGAACATCACCTAGCAACGGAGTAAGACGAGTACATACCTATACAGCTACTGCTAGTCAGACTACATTTACTGGTGCAAGTAGCGAGGGTGTAACTCTATCTTATGTTGATACAAACTATATAGATGTATTTCAGAATGGTGTATTGCTAGGAAGTGCAGACTATACAAGTACCAGTGGTACATCTGTTATATTGGCACAAGGTGCTAGTGCTGATGACTTGATTGTCATTGTTGTGTATGACGTATTCTCTGTGGCAGATACAGTAAGCAAGACTAATGGTGGTAGCTTTGATAGTGCTGTAACTATGAGTAATAACCTTACTGTTAGTGGTGCTTTTACTTCACAAGGTATAGACGATAATGCTGATGCTACTGCTATCACCATAGATAGTTCAGAGCAAGTTGGGATAGGCACTACTACACCAGTATCAGGAACTAAGCTAACAATTAATGATAGTGCTTTTGGTGGATTACAATTTCAATCAGGGGGTTCTGATTGTGGATATATAGGTGTAAATACTAACACGTTGTTTGTTGGAGGTGGAAGTGCAGTTGCTTTTCATACTGGTAATGCCCAAGCAACTGATGGTACAGAACGTATGCGAATAGATAGCAGTGGCAATTTATTAGTAAATACAACTTCATCTACTGGTTTTAAAATGGACTTAAATGCAAATGGTGGAGCTGGTTTATTTACACAAAACATTGGTTCAGGTACTATTGGAGTGCTAACAAGACCATCTGCAAATCATAATTATAATGCAATGAGATTTGATAACTCTAGTGCTTCAATTGTTGGCACTATTTCTGTTGGTACTGGCTCTACATCTTTTAACACTACTTCTGACTACAGACTAAAAGAAAATGTAACTTACGATTTTGATGCTACAACAAGACTTAAACAACTTAAACCTTGTAGATTTAATTTTAAAATTGACACAGACAATACAGTAGATGGTTTTTTAGCACATGAAGTTTCAAGCGTTGTACCAGAAGCAATTACTGGCGAGAAAGATGCAGTAGATGCAGATGGTAATATTGACCCACAAGGCATAGACCAAAGCAAACTTGTACCTTTACTAGTAAAAACCATACAAGAATTAGAAGCTAGAATTACAGCATTGGAGAACGCAGAATGACCAAAGCAAGAGAATTAGCAAAGCTCGGTGAAGTAATGACCAATAGTCAGATTGGTGGGCGAAGGAATATTATCATCAATGGTGCAATGAACGTAAGTCAGAGAGCTACAACTCAACCCAATAGAGGAAATAATGATGAAGGTTATTACACTGTTGATAGATTTAGATTAGGTTTTGGAGGAAGCACTGCTGGTCGTTTAACAATGTCTCAAGTTGCAGATGTGCATGATGGTTTTGCAAATGCTTTAAAGTTAGACTGTACCACAGCAGATACCTCTATTGCTTCAAATGAGTTTGGTGTTTTATCAACTAGACTTGAAGGTCAAGACTTACAACAATTAAAAAAAGGCACTAGTGAAGCAGAAGCTGTCACTGTATCTTTTTATGTAAAAGGCAATGCAAATGCTACTTATGCTTTAGAATTATATGATGCTGTAGGAGGTAGACACGCATCTCAATTATTTAATGTTACAACATCTTGGAATAGAATTGTACTAACTTTTAATGGAGATACAACTGATTCATTTGCTGATAGCAATGCTCTTGCTTTAGAGGTTAATATTTGGTTTCATGCAGGTTCAAATTTTACTAGTGGAACTATAAGTGCAGACTTTGCATCTGCTGATAACACAAGAAGAGCATCAGGTATATCATCATTCTTTGATAGCACAGACAGAACATTCTTTCTCACTGGCTTACAGATGGAATTAGGCTCTGTAGCCACACCATTTGAGCATAGGTCATTTGGGGAAGAACTAGCTTTGTGTAAGAGGTATTGTAATGCTCTTATGAACTATGGGGCAGGAGATGTAGGTACTAATAGAGCATATAATTCTGCTTATACTGGTAGTTATAGTTTTGTAAGACTATATTATCCACAAATGAGAACAGAACCTACTGCAACTTATGGTACATCTACAACTGTAGATGGGTCAGATTTTAGTAGTAATGGTTTACTTCAGCTTCTTGCAAGTTCTAGTAATTGGCGAATATATGATGTTATATTGGAGTCAGAATTATGATTGAATTTAAAAGTGCAAAATATTTGTATGATTTGGAAGGTGTTAACAAAACACATATACAATTAAATTTAGGAAATAATAGATATCAACACATTAGAATAAACCCTGACAACAAAAGCTACCAAGAAATTATTGAGTGGGCAAAGATAGATGGCAACAAGATAGAGGAAGCTGATTGATGGCATTTGATGCTACCTTTATTTGGAACATAATTATTACACTAATTATCATGCCATTTGCTTGGGCATTTAATAAGATGTTTTCAGAAGTAAAACGATTACAAATACTTCTAAACAAGACCAGAGAAGAGTACGCATCTAAAGAAGATTTACGTCATACATCTAATCGTATAGTAGAAACACTAAATAGATTAGAAGATAAACTAGACAAGGTGCTAAGTAAGTGAGGTGACATTGTGCTTGAAATGCTTATGGTAGCGAATAGTGCTTTTGCAGTCATCAAACAAACACTCGAAAATGGTAAAGATATAGCTTCAGCAGGATCAGCGATAAGTCGTTTTGTTGGTGCTGAGGATCAGCTACAGAAAGATCTTCATAGAAAACGTAATAGCATCTGGACTAATTTATTAGGCAAGACTGACAATGATCTTGAAGAGTTTATGGCACTGGAACAGATACGAGTTAAACATGATAAGCTACGAGAGTATATGCAACTATATGGTAGGGCAGGATTGTGGACTGACTATCAAGCATACTGTGCTGAAGCTAGGAAATCTAGAAAAGAAGCCGCAGAAAAAGCTAAGAAACGAAGAGAAGAAATCAAAGAACTAGTTTTAAAAATTATTTTAATTATACTAATAACTACTTTACTTGCAGGTGTAGTAACTGTACTTGCATTTATAGCTAAAAAGAAAGGTATCATATGACTGCATTTATGTTGGCTTGTTATATGAATGGTGTGGCACAAGGAGCAATTTATTTTAGAAATGTTGCTGACTGCACATTCTATACAGAGTATTTAAGTAAACAATCATACGATAGTGTTACTGGTGAGAACATGGAATACAACTGTATTTGTAAACTTGTACCACGAGTAGATGAAAAGAAAGTGAGGGTATACTAATGATACAAGCATTGATTGGTCCTGCTACAAAGTTACTTGGTAAATTTATAGAGGACAAAGATACTAAGAATAAACTTGCACATGAGTTAGCTACTATGGCTGAACGTCATGCACAAGAACTTGCTAAGTCACAGATAGAGGTTAACAAAGCTGAAGCACAATCACGACATTGGTTTGTTGCATCGTGGAGACCCTTCATTGGTTGGACTTGTGGCATTGCTTTAATGTGGCACTTTGTCCTGTCACAGTTTATTTTATTTTTTGCTACTATGTTTGGCTTTGATCTTCCTGCTTTGCCTGAGTTTGATATGGGATCTCTGATGACTGTGCTGATGGGTATGCTTGGTTTGGGTGGACTTCGTACATTTGAAAAGTATAAAGGTATGACTAAATGAACATAGAACTATTACGAGAAGAACTTAAACGAGATGAAGGCTGTGTTAATGCTGTGTATCTAGATCACTTAAATCTACCTACTGTTGGGATAGGACATCTTGTCACTGAGTGGGATCAAGAATATGGTAAGCCAGTTGGCACAGAAGTATCTGAAGAAAGAGTCAATGAGTTGTTTGAACAAGATATTGAAACTACTATCGAAGAATGTAAGTATCTTTACAGTGACTTTGATGATCTTCCAGAGAAAGCACAACATATTATCGCCAACATGATGTTCAATCTTGGTAGACCAAGACTATCTCGCTTTCATAAAATGAAAAAAGCTGTTGATAATCGTGACTGGTATGAAGCCGCATACGAAATGACAGACTCAAAGTGGGCAAAACAAGTGCCAAATAGAGCTATGAGGCTTGTTGAAGAAATGAAAAGTGTGGGTGAATCAACGTAATTCTAGGGTACAATCATACTAGAGGGGGTCTTTACCCCCTCTGTATGGCTCTTATATCAAGACTTTTTTTACTCATCTTCCTATTGTAGTGGCAAATCATCAAGATACAGCAGTATTTGCAAAAGCTATACCAATTACGACCTATTGCCATAAAGTTTTAGCCTTATCTGTCTAGCAGGTGTGGTCTTATAGTTATATAATTTTTCAATATTTAATATAAAATCATTCCTGCTACCCTGATTTTTTAACACTCCTGAAAAATTACTTAGCTTATTGGCAAAGTGACTCCAAACAAACTGAGGATCATTGCAGACAGAAATCATTGCATGAATAAAAGATTTCTTTCGATAATGCTCAAAGTAATCACCAACCTTATGAATAGATGCGGCAGTCTCTTTTGCTTTCTCTAAATCATGCACAACAAAATTACCTTCTTTAAATTCAGCAATATCAAATCCACTATAATATCCTTTGCCATTCAACATAGCTATTGAGTCTGACACACTGAACTCATAAGTTCTTACAAACCATTCGAGTGTAAGATAATGCTTAGACTCTAGCTTACAATGACTTATCATATACTCGTGCATAGTCCATTTGCGATTTACTGAATTTAACTTACGTATATCTCCTAAAGTCAAACCTTCTTTGACTATATAATGAACTGGCAAACTCAAAGCCTTATATGCTTCAAGTCTATGTTGCCCATCACATACTTCCATATGCTCATTTACTATTATAGGTATATTAAGATCTCGATCTTCTATATGACCAGATAAATCTTTTACATGCTTATTAACAATATCTCTATTACCAACAACATACTTAAATATATCATAGTCTTTAGTTATATAAATTTTATTTTTATCCAAAGTAACCTCCATTAGTTTTATTTTTTGGAATACATAACAAGTTGACTTCTACCTGCACGACCTTTTCTTGTGTCACCATTGCGAGTAATCAATCCCTTTCTTTCAAGAGTAGCATATCTTGGTGTAATGCTACCCTCACGAAAAGCATCTTTAAATCTCATGCTTAGATAGGTAAATACTTCATCATGTGTAGCACCACCATCTCCATGTGCA